GTATTTCAGTGGTCCAAGAAAATGGCAGAGAGAGATATTGCAAGATATTACTGACCATATTAAAGTTAACAATAATTTAAGAGATAATATTGACAATGGTGCAAATTCGGACAATACAATTATTAAGTCTAATCAGGAGATTATGTACAAGGTATTGCAAGAGGCTATATCTAGTGGGCGAGGGATAGGTAAGTCGGCATTAGTTTCATGGTTGACTATATGGATGTTAACTACACGGATTGGCTCGACTACTATTATCTCGGCTAACTCGGAGAATCAGTTGAGGAGTATTACTTGGGCTGAGATAACCAAGTGGTTGGCTATGTCACTTAACTCGCATTGGTTTGAAGTGAGTGCAACGAGGTTAGCGCCTGCTAAGTGGTTGACTGAGTTGGTGGAAACGGATTTGAAAAAGGGGACAAGGTATTGGGGTGTGGAGGGCAGGTTGTGGAGTGAGGAGAATCCGGATGCGTATGCGGGGGTGCACAACTATGATGGTGTGCTGGTGATCTTTGATGAGGCCAGTGGTATTGCGGATCCGATTTGGTCGGTTACTGGTGGATTTTTCACGGAGAACACGCCGAATAGGTTTTGGTTGGCGTTCAGTAACCCACGGCGCAACACGGGGTATTTTTACGAGTGTTTTAACAGTAAGAGGGATTTTTGGGCGACTAGGGTGGTGGATGCTAGGACGGTGGAGGGGACGGACAAGGCGGTGTATGAGAGGATTATTCAGGAGTATGGTGCGGAGAGTTCACAGGCCCACGTTGAGGTGTACGGGGAATTTCCTAACGCGGGGGATGACCAGTTCATCTCCAGTTTGGTGGTAGACGACGCGATGAAACGTGAGAAGTACCAAGACCCCAGCGCGCCAATAGTGATTGGTGTGGACCCCGCGCGGTTTGGTGCCGACGCAACGGTGCTGGCGATCCGGCAGGGGCGGGATATTGTGAAGATCATGCGGCATCGGGGGGACGACACGATGACGGTGGTTGGGCATGTGATTGAAGCGATTGAGGAGTACAAACCAGCGATGGTGTTCATCGACGAAGGCGGGTTGGGCGCGGGGATCGTAGACCGGTTGAAAGAGCAGCGGTATAAAATCAAGGGGGTAAACTTCGGGTGGAAGTCGCGCAACCCTGCAATGTATGGCAACATGAGGGCGCAGATTTGGGGGGATATGCGTGAGTGGCTGAAAAGCGCCTGCATACCCAACGACAGGTTCTTGAAAACGGATCTGATTTCGCCTATGATGAAGCCGGACTCCAAAGGCTCGATATTTTTGGAGTCCAAGAAAGACATGAAGGCGCGTGGGTTGGCGTCGCCTGACGCTGCCGACGCTATAGCGCTGACATTCTCATACCCCGTGGCCAGCCGTGGGGAGTACAATTCGCGCACAGAACGCCGCGTTGTCTCTGAACGCGGTATGGTTTCAACTTCATGGATGGGGTCTTGACATGCCACTCGTTAAATCTAAATCACCCGAGGCGTTCCGCAAGAACGTAGCTGCTGAAGCTAAAACAAAACCAATAAAGCAAGCCGTGGCCATTGCTTACTCGGTTAAGCGTGCTGTACAATCTAAGCCTGCACCGAAAGGTAAAAATGGCTGATCCAACCGGAATGGTCGCTGCGGCTAATGTTGCTGCTGGCGGCAAACCACTGAAGTCTGACTCAGACATTCTGACTGTTGCGCGTGCAAGGTTGGACATGGCGATGTCTGCGCTTTCAGATTCCCGTGAAGACGAAAACGATGACCTGAAGTTTTACGCTGGCTCGCCAGACAACCATTGGCAGTGGCCTGCCGATGTATTGGCTACGCGCGGTGCGGTGCAAGGGCAGACCATTAATGCCCGTCCTTGTTTGACTATTAACAAGTTGCCCCAGCATGTGCGGCAGGTGACAAACGATCAGCGTCAAAACCGCCCAGGCGCTAAAGTCATTCCTGTGGATGACAACGCTGATCTTGAGGTGGCCGACATTTTCAACGGCATGATCCGGCACATTGAATACATCAGTGATGCAGATGTGGCGTATGACACGGCTTGCGAAAACCAAGTGGCTTATGGCGAAGGCTACATCCGCTTGCTGACTGAGTATTGTGAAGACAATACCTTTGATCAAGACATCAAAATTGGCCGGATTCGCAACAGTTTTAGTGTCTACATGGACCCAACGATTCAAGACCCTACGGGTGCGGATGCCAAGTATTGTTTTGTGACGCAAGACTTGACCAAGGAAGAATTTGAGCGCATGTACCCTGATGCTGCACCGATCACCACGCTGCAATCACTTGGTGTGGGTGACCAGTCAATCAGCAACTGGTTGAATGAGGACACGATCCGCATTGCTGACTACTATTACATCGATTACGACCGCGCAACGTTGAACTTGTACCCCGGTAACGCTACGGCGTTTGTTGGCACACCTGAAGACAAGCAATTAAAAGCGTTTTACGGTAACCCAATCAAATCACGCGAGTCTGACCGCCCCAAAGTGCGGTATTGCAAGATCAACGGGTATGAAATCCTTGAGCAGCGTGAGTGGGCAGGTAAGTGGATACCCGTAATTCGCATTGTGGGCAATGAATTTGAGGTTGATGGCCGCTTGTACGTGTCTGGTTTGGTCAGAAACGCCAAAGATGCCCAAAGAATGTACAACTATTGGGCGTCTCAAGAGGCCGAGATGCTGGCTTTGGCCCCAAAAGCACCATTTATTGGTTATGGTGGCCAGTTTGAGGGCTATGAAGACAAGTGGAAGACGGCTAACACCAACAATTGGCCCTATTTAGAGGTCAATCCTGACGTTACGGACGGTCAAGGCAATGTTATGCCGCTGCCACAGCGTGCCCAACCGCCAATGGCTTCTAGCGGCTTATTGCAAGCCAAGGCTGGTGCAGCGGAAGACATTAAGTCCACCACTGGTCAATATAACGCCAGTTTGGGGATGACTTCTAATGAGCGTAGCGGCAAAGCCATTCTTGCGCGTCAAAAAGAAGGCGATGTAGGCACTTACCACTATGGTGACAACCTTGCACGTGGTGTGCGTCATGTGGCTCGTCAACTGGTGGACTTGATTCCTAAGATTTACGACACCCAACGCATTGCCCGAATCATTGGTGAAGATGGCGAGACCAAGATGGTCAAGATCAACCCCGATCAAGAGCAGCCGGTTAACAAGATTGTTAACCAAGAGGGCATTGTAATTGAGAAGATTTACAACCCTGGCGTGGGCAAGTACGATGTTGTTGCAACCACCGGCCCAGGCTACGCGACCAAACGTCAAGAGGCACTTGAAGCAATGGCACAACTGTTGCAAGGTAATCCTCAATTGTGGGCTGTGGCCGGTGACCTGTTTGTTAAGAACATGGACTGGCCTGGCGCACAGGAGATGTCTAAGCGCTTTGCTAAAACTATTGATCCCAAGTTCTTGTCGGATGCGGATGAGAATCCAGCGTTGCAGGCAGCGCAACAGCAAATGCAGGCAATGGCTCAAGAGATGGAGCAAATGCACAAGATGATCACTAACGTGGGCAAGTCCATTGAGATGCAAGACCAGCAGCGCAAGGATTTTGAGGCAGAAGTTAAGATGTACGAAGCCGAAACCAAGCGTATATCGGCAGTTCAGGCTGGCATGAGTGAGCAGCAGATTCAAGACATTGCAATGGGTGTGGTTGCAGCGGCTATGGAGTCACAAAGCATGATGAACCAGATGCCTGAGATGCCTCAACAGGAAATGATGCCGCCTGAACAACCTATGGGAATGCCACAATGAAAGCAAATGAATTTTTAGGCTTGCTATTCTTGGCCCGTGATGTGGCGCACAGCGTTCACTTGAACACGCGCAGCTACAGCAAACATGTGGCGCTTAATATCTTCTATGAACGCATTGTTGGCGTGGCTGATGATTTTGCCGAAGCCTACCAAGGCAGGTACGGTTTGATTGGCCCTATCACATTGCACTCGGCCAAAAAGACCAACAACATCATTGAATTCTTGCAGGATTCACTTGCTGAAATTGAAGCTGCTCGGTACGATCTGTGTGATAAAACTGATACGGCGCTGCAACAATTGATTGATAATATTGTTGAGGTGTATCTAAGAACCCTCTACAAGCTCAAATTCTTAGCATAAGGAGAATATTTTGGAACTTTTAAACCCATTAGCGGACACCAATTTTCCGGCCAAGTCTATTACTTACACTGGCACTGCTGGCGTAACTGGTGCATGGCCTGCTGGGGCTCAAGGTGTGGTGGTTTGGTCTGACCAGGCTTGTTATGTGCTGGTAGGCGAAAGCGTCACCGCCACAACATCCAGTACGCCAGTACCGCCGTTCACACCAATCCCATTTAAAGTGCCTACTAGCGTTAGCGGCCAATGGCGTGTAAGCGCAATTCAAGTGTCCACGGGCGGCACGATCTATTGCAAACCAATTAACATCCAATGAGTTTCTTTGGAATTCCCATTCGCAACGGGGTCTCAATTGGCCTTGGAAGCATTGTTTCGCTTTTGTCGGGATATGCGGATGCGACTGTGCAAAGCAATCTTTTAACCGAATCCGATGACAACCTTATCCAAGAGGATGGCGGTTTGATTCTTTTGGAGTGACCTAAATGGCCGTCTTTCTCTCCCCTGTGGGCGGCGCTGCGGCCCAGTTTTTTACTAACAGCGGCATTCCGTTAGCTGGTGGAAAGTTGTACACCTATGCGGCGGGGACAACAACGCCTGCGGTAACTTACACATCCTCCAGCGGCGCTACAGCCCACACTAACCCTATTATTTTAAATTCGGCTGGCCGTGTAGCTACAGGTGAGATTTGGTTAAGCCCACCACCGTACAAGTTTTTGCTGAAAGACAGCAACGATGTTTTGATTGCCACTTATGACAATATTTCTGGCATTGGTGCTGCTGAGTTCCAAGTTCAAAATTTCACAGGCACTGGATCGCAAACCATATTCACATTGAGCGCAGCGTCATTAGGCGAAAACTTCACGTTTGTCTACATCAATGGTGTATATCAAAACAAGAATACATATACGGTCAGCGGCGTAACGCTCACGTTTTCACAAGCACCACCTCTCACTTCACTGATTGAAGTGATGTTTAACTGATTGGAATAATTATGGCGTTAACAAAAGTTTCTTATTCGATGATTAAAGGCGCACCAGCAAACGTGCTTGATTATGGCGCTGTTGGTGACGGTGTTACTAATGACACAGCAGCCATCCAAGCAGCAATAACTGCTGCTAATAACATTTATTTTCCCGAAGGAACTTATTTAGTAAACGCTCAAATTAACCTTAAAAGTGGGCTAATGTTGACAGGAACTCCTTCGTCAATTATTAAACTGGCTTCTGCTGTTACACCTTATGTTTTTCGTGGCGATACGTTAAGCAATATTGTTATTGAAAATTTAACAATTTTAGGCAATGGAATTTCTGGGTTTTCTACCGTTTACATTAGCAATTCAAGCAATGTCTTAATTCAAAATTGCAAGATTACAAAATCAGGCGCTACTGCGCTTTACTTTGTTGCGTGTTCTTTTGCTAAAGTTGAAAATTGCGAACTGTCAGAAAATTATTATTACGGTCTTGAATTCCGTGATTGCGATGGATGTAAAGCAATTGCCAACCTTTGTTATTTAAACGGCAATACTGGCGTTGCCACTTCTGGCGGCGGTAGAGGCATTATGCTGTGGCGCACTCGCAGCAGTTACATTGCAGGAAATCGTTTTATAGCAAACACAGAGTATGGTTTTCGTATTTACTCAGAAGCTGCCGACACAACAACCAGCAACTTTAACGTGGTCACAGGTAATGTGTTTCTTGATAACACTCGTGTAGATTTAGTTTTGTATGATGAGGGTGTAGCATTTTCGTTTGTGGCTAACAACGTTATCTCTGACAATGTAATTTACCGTACGGTAGACACCACTGATCTAAATTCAGTATGCGTCTTGCATGGCGACTTTAACACCTACGTAAATAATCACGTCATTAAAACCGGAGCATTTGGCACCGACTGTGGCTTTAACTTTTTTAACGCCAACTACTGCACAATCAGTAATTGTTCTGTTTACAACATGGATGTGGCGTTTTCCACATCATCATCTACCAACATCACAATCGACAACTGTTTTGGAAATGTTGTTGGTAAAGGCTTGACAATTCCAACTGAGGGCATCATTGTTCGCAACTCAAAGTTCTTGCATGGCGGTACGGGTGCAACGGATATTTGTATTGACAATACTCCAGCAACAGGCAAGAACTTCTATGAAGGCAACTACATATCTGGTTTTTATCAAGGCGTTACCCTTGAAGATCAAGCAGTTGCTATTTTTAGAAACACTTCCGTTGGAAGCACAAACGCTGGATTGCGAAAAACCGGAAACGTAACCTCAACTATTG